CACCAAATACGGCCTTCTTGACCTACGTAATTTGCTGTATTAGCAGTAGCTTGTTGTACATTGCCGTCTACGAAATTGTCGCGGCTGGTAAAAAGCTTCTGAATGAAAACTGTATTGTTGGTGTTACCATTGCTCATAGCAACTCCTTAAACATCTAACGGTTCGTCATCGCCTAATGCATCCAGTACCACTGGATTAAGCCCAGCATTCTTTTTTATAAGCTCTAGCTCATCGTATGAATGAGACTTTGGATCCTCTTCATCACACTCTTCATCATCATATACGCTTTCAACACCAGTGGCTTTCTTTAATAATTCTATTTTCAGTTGCAATGGAGGAATCATGATATCATCAGGTTGTTGTGCTAATTCATCATCACAACCACAATCATCAGCCATTTCAACTTCAGGTTCCTGAGGCATTATTCTAGGTGATAGTCTGCCAGGGGCACCAATTGGTCTTTCTGATTGCTGTCTTGCATCAATCATGTCAGCTAAGCTACGTAATATCTCACTAGGTTTCATATTGTATTCCTTTATGTAATTTTACGGCTAGCCATAAAAATACTCTCATATAGAGAGTATTTATCGTTTTATTTAATGTCTAGCGGCCTAGCTTTAGTGGCAACAATACAATAAAATCTTTCTTTTACCGGGGCAGTTTCACCGTTATCACCGGGTATTTCTAGGTTAAACTCTAGTATATTAAAGGTATCAACATTAAATCCAGTGCGATCAAGCAGTGCTGATAACTGAGCAGCGCCAAAAATACTATAATGATTCAAGTTGAATTCATGCTTTCTTTCGCAATCAGGAGCAGGTACTTCAATATAAAGTTTACTATTTTGTTTCAGGACCCTGTTGTATTCCATTAGCGTGAATATTGGATATGGGCTATGCTCTAGTGCATGTCTAAGAAAGATAAAGTCTACACTTTCATCATAGTAACCCTGTTCTTGTGGCAAAAACGACAAGTCGTATTTTTTAATAGTATGACCTTTATCTTCGCACATTTTAACATCATTGGGGCTAAGAGTAACACCAACTAGATTGGTATAACCTCTGGATTTCATTTCATCTAGGAAATAGCCCGGGCCACAGCCCAAATCTAAGATTAAAGCATCTTTGGCTAGATTTAACGGATCAACATACGATTTTACCATTTCGCCCGTAAGCTGTTTATGGTACCCACTTTCGCCCTCATCATAGATGTGGCATTGATAGAGGTAGTCATTGTAAAACTTTAGTTTTACTAGGTCTAGTGTGTTATTAATATCAATCATTGAGAACCTTGTAATTTGTACAAATTACTTATTCTCGGCGCTGATGATGAAATTATTTTCTTTTATAGCCCTTGAATGGCTTATGAGGACTAACTTTGTGTGTATCATCAGGCTCTCTTCTGAAATCATCTGTTGCTGATTGCACCGGAGTACCAATTGCTTTATAAGCATGATGTAACATATCATGTTCTTCTTTAGTATAAGGAGCAGCCATATTACTTCTGCCAATCCAACTTTCTCCGGTTGGTTCGTGACTAAATTCTTTTCCATTTGAACTGGCAACTGCCATCATAGCACGATTTAAATCATATGTTCTATCCGCTGTACCTGCTACTCTATGAATCATACCAAGAGCCGATTTAACATCTGGATGCAACTCACCTTTTCTCTTACCATGAGATCCATCATCTGCGGTTGCTTCAATTATAAATTCTTTTGCTCTCATCTTGCATATCCCTTAAACGGTTTCAATGGACTAGGTTCGTTATCAGGTGGCAATTCATATCCGGATGACATTGGTATTGCTTTCTTTCCACCAGGAATATTTTCATATCCCAATGCTTTATTTATTACCGAACCATCTTCATATTGTGTTGATACTATAGCGTTTTCACTGAAAGGACTTTGACCTGAAAACTCACCGTCATTTCTTTTTTGGCCAGCTCTGACCTTATCCCAATCACCTGATTCACTTCTGGCTCTAGCAATAGCAACACCAAATCTATAGATTTGGTAAGGATCACCTGATGTTAAGTCAGGAATTATAAATAAGTTGCGCTCAGTGATAAACTCTTTTGCTCTCACCTTTTGTAGCCCTTAAAAGGCTTCATGGGGCTAGTTTTAGTAACATCTGAAGTTTCATCACTATTTGGTGTGGATACCATACGCTTTCCCTTCATACCCATAGTTTTAAGTGCATCATCAATATATGGACCTACATCATGACCATATGACACTACAATTTCGCTTTCACCAAACGGTCCTTCCCTAGACATACTGCTAACGCCATCTTGCTTACGTTTTTCAGCACCCTTTGCACCAGCAATTGCTACTGAAAATCTATATTGTAAATAAGGATCTTGGTTTGGTAATTCAGGAATTATATATGTGGCTGGAAGTGCCCCTGCTTGATCGGGCAATAATTTTTCTTCTATACTCTCAGTAATAAATTCGCGGGCTCTCATGCTTGCTCGGTTGTTATAAACAAATCAGTTTCGGTAGACATATCGTATCCTGGTACATAACCATCTAGTTGAATGTTCAATCCAGGAATATCTGGACCAATGAAGGTAACCTGAGAAGAAATAAAATGCAAGAGAGTGGCATTTCCAATTGGATTAACCAGTACACGCACATTAGAGTTAAATACATCCATGTCATAACCAGTTATAGCATTACCATTAATAGTAGTACCATACCCAGTGAATCTTACACTAGCGTTGTCATTGGTAATTTGTGCGGATAGTGTAATATCTTGGCTATCTGATGTTGCTGGGTTACTTGATCTAATTTGAAGCATTGCCTGTGTAAAAGTTGCAACAGGTGCGGTATAGATTACTTGATTCGCAGAATTTCCTACGGAATATGCTGTTGAGGTACTAAACGTAGTATTAAATAAACTGGTAAAATTATTGTTTATTTTCGCAAAAGCCGTACGTAGCGGATCACCTTGACCGTCATTAGGTGACGTACCTATATTAATAATTTCTTGTGTAGACATATTTTCATAACCTCATAATGTATTTATGAGTTATTTTTGATTTACACTTTCAAAGATTTTTTTCTGTTCTGTGTACCATTCTTGCCAACTCTCAACTTTGGTTGAACAATTATAATATCTCACGTAGTTTTCTACTACTGTTTTCAACATGTCTGTGATAGGCACTTTATCACTAGATTCAATAGGTTTTAGCGGCTGGCATTTTTCTGACAATGCATTGGGATACGGCGGGAATTTACGCTCTATTGGAACAGGGGTACTGGCGCAGGCTGACAATAATAATACGAGCGGGATTAACTTTTTCATTTCTTCTCTCCCGAAGATTGATTAGTTAAATTTACAACCTTATTATGTTGTTCAATGATTTCTTGAGGCACTGGGCAATTTTCTATATACTTGATAATCTCTTCTTTTTTAACGATTTCTTTATCAATATACTTTATGATATCATCGCCCTTTTGTTTAATGACTTTGGTTTTGTTGACAATCTTTTCCTGTATTTCTACAGTTTTTTCTACTGCTTTGGTTTCTGATACAGCAACATTGGCCTGTACTTCTTTAACTTTCAATTGCCATAAGCGTTCGTTTTCTAACCCACCTTCTAAGTATAAGGCAAGTGTTAGTATGAATATACTAATAATTTGAATAGGGAGTTTATATTTACCTATGAGTGGTATAAACCCTAACACGAATCCTAAGATTACACCAATAATACCAACAGACAATAAACCATGTATAGCGTAACTAGGTAAAACAGATAAGATCCACATACCTGTATTTATCTGTGGTAATCATTTAATCAAACTTAAGTTTGAAAAATGTATATTTTTCTTTAGGTAATTTAGCAGTGACACAATAAGCATAACCAAATGTAGTATGATCTATATTTCTATGCCAAGTAGGTGTTTCTATAGAATTTTCCATAATCCACTTGCCTTTTTCCGATTGTTGGAATTCCCAAAGAGGTTGAGCGGCATAGATATCAGGATCTTCTGCATCACCTACACTGAAGTAATGCACTTTGGTTTCTATATAGTCTTTCATACAGCCATTTCCGCTT